ATATAAGTTCCGCTGCTGTCACCGCCCTGAATCTGTCCGTTGTCAATTGTTACCCAGTATCCAGAACTATCCCGGCTGGTAATCTTGCCGATAATATCTGCTCCATTCTGGTCAAACAGGCAGACAACATCACCAGAACTGTTCCGGACTTGCATCACGCCGTTGTCATTGTTATAGCCGCCAATTGTCAGCGTACCGCCCTTGATACGGTCAGCATACATCGTTCCGGTCGTGATATAATCAGCGACGATTGCACCGTCCATCGTGATGGCAAGCCCATATTCGCCGTCATAAGCCTGTCCGGGGATATCGCTGTGACTATAACCAAAACCATTGATATTGATACGCCATACCTTTGTGGCAGTTGTTTTATCGCTTGTATTCATGATAAGAATCTGTTCTGGTTCTACAATTACATATCCGTGAGTAGCAGAAGTAATCAGTGCAGAAGCGTTATTTTTTGCTTGCTGGAGAATTTCAGACCGCTGTTTCGGCACTTCATAGGCAATATAATTTCTGGTTTGTGTCACAATATCGGTCACACGCTCCATTTTATCGCCGATTTCAATAGTTGGCTGATACGGTCTGAAAATGTTTACAGTTCTGCGGATAACTCTCAGATACTCGTCAAGATGCAGCAGACGATTGACAAAACGGTAAGTGTTTCCGGCTTGGAAACTGTCAGCCGCTTTTCCGATGGTCGACAAGTCCAGAACAACAGCCTGATAGCTTTTCTTTATCTGACAGGCTTGTGCAAGGTATTCCCTGCCTTTTGCAAGCAGATTTTCCGGAAGTGTAATATCATCAAAGATAACTGTTCCGCATTTTACGCCGTATCTGGCGATTGCATCTTCATCATCAATATACGGACATCCACTGTTGACTTCTGCGATTGTCAGCCGTTCGGCAGTTTCGTCATTGACCTGACAGCCAAATGGATAAAGTCTTGTGATGATACCTGTTGCATCCGTTCCGGCAGAAATGCTTTTCATGTTGACGGCAATCTCTACTTTGGTATTGCAGACGGTGCCGAAATCTTCTTCTTGGTAGTAATCTAATACTATCTGATTATTCTCATTTCGTCTGGTATGCAGGATACCGCCGAGCCGGGAAATCAGATTCTCCTTGATTTCGTCCATTGTAGAACGCTGTGCTGTTGTTTTGGAGTTTGTACCGTGAACTGTGACTGCACCGAGCAGGATGCAGCGTTCCGGACTGGAATCCTGCATAATGCTGTTGTGGTAATCCAGCAGAGATGCCAGAAATCCCGTCACTTCGGTATCCTGATAATTGTGATAGAGCTGTACTGTATCACAGAGATACCCGGCTACACTTTCGCAAAGAACCGTCTTTGTGATGATTCCTGAACTGTCCATGCTTTCTTCCGGAATATGAAGAACACGCCCGTCAAACGCTGTTTCGCCTGTCTTTGTGTTGATGATTCTGACAAGGGTTTTCAGCTCATGCAGATGCTCATAAGCTGGATTCTGCGGATTTACGATGATTGTAGCCGAATCGACCGCTTCTGTATCATCTGTAAATTCACAGTCGGCCACTCTCCGGGGGCTTTTCGGGTTCATTTCATGAAGAATCTCAGTAATACCGTTATTTTCGATTTCGATTCTGTACATAGATCAGATCACCTCCGCCATTCTGCCGAGCTGATAGTTGAGAAAATCTGTCCAGCTCTCGGGATTATCAGTCCAGACGCCAACGCCGCACTGAGAAACAAACATCTGCACTAAAGCGGCATCATCCGCACTGATACTGCCGTCACGATTGACATCGGCAAGCAATTCCTGTTCCGGAGTCAAGCCGGATTCCTGCCCAGAGCCGATATTTGCCGCCGCTGTCAGAATCATAGCAGCATCAGCCGCTGTGATCGAACCGTCACCGTCAAGATCAGGATAGCGGCAGTCAGAGACAGGTATTGCAATCTGTTCCGCCGGAACGTTCGGAATTTTATACGGGTCGGCCTGAAAAATCACCGTGATTTCGGCTTTTACGCCGTTTGTATAGTTTTCATGAAATTCTGTACATATAGCATTGAAGTGATATTCTTCTTCCCTGTCGTCGTAGAGTTCAGATTTATCCATCGGGTCATAGAGCCAGTGCTTGAATCTCTCTACACGAGGTCTCAGATAGCGGATACCGTGTTCATCAGAGATTGTGAATTTGTATTGCAGTGTGCGTTCCGGATAGCTCGGTTCGCCAAATAGTTCCGAAAAATCGTGCGTAACAGAACTGTAAGGCACTCTGTCAGTGATGCGGTCACGGGTCGGAACATTGGTGTCCCGTTCCGTGAGCGTTGCACCGAAGTCAATTTGTGAGTGTAAGCCGTGCCATGTGATTCCGTTCAGCATTTCCTCATCTCCTTACCGAAATTGCCTGAATTTGTCCGAGTGCCGCATTCATCTTATCAGCAGTACCGCCGACCAGCTTGTTTCCGTCCAGCATCAGCACCTGACCAGCCTTGATAGCCTGTAAAATTTCACCAAGCTGTGCAGATAAAGTACTTTCCAGTCCGGAAGTCTGAGCAACAGGCGGCATCTGATAGGACTGCTGTACTTCAAGACGTTCCGGAATGACTGCTGTTTCGTCCATAAGGTCAGCCGCCAGTCTCCTGATAGCCTTGACTGGTTCTTCACTGTTCTTGTCGATACCGGAAACAAAGCCATAGTCCAGCATTTTTCCGGCATATTCTGTTGTTCCGGCAGGTGAATGAATATCAAACACATTGTAGATGCTGTTCAGGATATTGTCACAAAAGCCGGAAACCTGAGAAAAAAACCAGTCTTTCATGCCCTGAATGCCATTCCACAAGCCATGAACCAAATTCTGACCGACTTCTGTCATTTTGTCCGGAAGCGTTCTGATTCTGTTTTCAATCATGCTGATCATATCGGAAACGGCAGAATCCGCTTTCTGTTTCAGGTCTTTTCCCCATGTTACGACTCGATTCAGCGTTTCTGTCAGATAGTTCGCCATAGTTTCCGGAAGAAATTTCACAAAATTCTGAATGCCCTCAAGAAATCTTTGACCTGTATTTCTTGCCTTTTCGGCGATTTCATCAGAAAACTGATTGATTCTTTCAACCACAAGGACAATTGTTTCTGAAATGCCGTCCCATAACTTCTGAAATACAGCCTTTCCGAGTGCTTTTGCCTTGTCTGGAAATGAGCCTGTTGTGCTGTTTACCGTATTGACAATATCAGAAATGGCAGAAACAGCTTTCTGTTTAAGATTTTTGCCCCATTCTGCCACATTGGAAATAGCAACAGTCAGACTTGTCTGGATATTTTCCGGCAGAAGATTCAGCAGAGGAGTGATGCCAGCAAGCAAAGTCTTTCCGATACTTCCAGCTTTGTCAGATAAATCATCAGCAAAGTCCGAAATTCCGTTGACTATCATCACTGTGCCACCTGAAATGCCGTCCCACAATTTCTGCATGACTGCTTTCCCCAGCGCAATTGCCTTGTCTGGAAGTGAACCAGTCGTATTTTTCATTGTGCTGATAACATCAGAAACGGTAGAAACAGCCTTTTCTTTCAGTTCTTCGCCCCATTCGCTTACGCCTGAAACAGTAGCAGTCAGGCTTGTGCTGATGTTCTCCGGAAGAAGATTCATCAATGGAGAGATACCATCAATGAAATTCTGTCCGACTTCTTTGGACTTTTCAGCCATTGTGTCAGAGAAATTAACCAATTGGTTAATTACAAGCTGTGCATTTTCGCTGATTCCTTCTGCAAATGTCCGCATCATATCTGGTGCATAGGTGGAAAAATCAGCAAGTTTTCCCTTTTCAGGTTCGGAGAAGTGCAGATACTCCCAGATTTTTTCGCCGATATTTTCAGCCGCCTTGGTGATTTCATTCTCACCACCGAACACACCACTGACAAAGTTATCAATCAGGTCTGCTCCCCAGTTATATGCTCCGGAAATCATGTTCTTGATTCCCTCGCCAATCTGGTTGAACATATTCATGCCTGCATCCTGCAAGTCCTGAAAATGGTCAGAGATTGCTCCGACAATACTGGTAATCAGTTCCGGCACAAACATGACGACCTTTTGAATGATTTCCGTACCCTTTTCAATTAGACTTTCAAACAGTTCTGCACCCTTTTGTGCCATGTCAGGCAGTTTTTCTCCGATTGCTGTTAGAATTGCCATGACAATATTAGCAGTTGCAAGCACGAGCTGAGAAATCACATCAGGAATACAGTCAAGCATAGCAGAAAGCAAGGTAACTGCAGAATCAAGCACTTTTTCCAGATTATCTTCTGATGTGAAGAAATCAATCAGCTTTTCCACAATTTGAGGTAAGGCAGTTGTCAAGGCTTCGAGAATCTGAGGTAAAGCATCTACAATAGCCATCAGCAGCGTTGTTGCCGTATCCAGAACAACAGGAATATTGGTCAGAAGGCAGTCAATAATAGTTGTGATAATGTCCGGAAGTGCCTCTGCAAGTGCTGTAATTAGGTCAGGCAGTGCCTGTAAAATCACGCTGAACAGTTCAACAGCGGCATTCAGCAGCAGCGGAATTCCTTCATTGAGAAATTCTGCAATCGTACTTACCAGATTCGGAATAAGTTCTGAAATGACCGGAATCAGGGCAGATAAAACTGATTGCAGGACAGATTTCAGTGTTGTCAGAATGGTCGGAATACTTTGTGTTATCAGATTCAGAATTTTTGACAGTGTTTCAGGGATAGCTTCCACGAGTGCCGGAATCCATTGAGCAGCAATTGTTCTGAATTCTGCGGTAAGCATTGTTCCGATTTTCGGCAGTTCATTTAGCAGAGATGTGCCGATAATCTGTACCAGTTCTTTTGCATCAGATGCCAGTCTTCCAACACTATTGAAAAGCTGTGTCCATAATCGGCGGATTGTCTGATAAATCCTCGGAAGTACGGAAGGCAGGGCATCAATCAGACTTTCTATCAGCGAAAATGCGACATTTCCGAGATTGTCTGCAATCTGCGGCAGACTTTCCACTAATGACATAGCAACTGTACCAAGAATTTCAGCCGCCTTTGGCAGTAATCCGGAAACTTCCTTTATAATCGTAGAAATCAAGCCGCTTAATGCTGTTCCAACTTGGCTTTCAGCACCGTCAACCCCTTTTACAAGGTCACTTAGTGCCGGAATCAAGCCGCCTGTAATCGTCTGGATGACGTTTCGCATTGGCTGATTTGCACCGTCATAGATAGAAAGCTGTAAGTCCTGAAATGCAGATTCCAGCTTTTTGAGGTCGCCTTGCAGATTGTCGGTCATGGTTTCAGCCATAGCAGATGCTGTACCATCACAGTTCCGGAGGGCTTCCGTGTAATCCTCGAAGGACTGCCCGTTTTCTTTTGCTGTATCAGACAGACCCTTCATGATGGTCTGAAAACTGGAATACTGTTGCTGTCCGGCAATCATTTTGGCAAGATTCGCCTGTTGTTCATCAGTCAGAGTTTCCCATGTTTCGGAAATTCCGGTCAGAATGCTGGAAAGGCTCTGCATACCGCCTTCACTGTCATAAATATCAATGCCGTACTGTTTGAGTTCACTGGCACAGCCTTTTGTATCTGTTGCCAATCGGGTCATAACAGCGTTCAAAGCTGTACCAGCTTCACCGCCCTTGACACCAGCATTCGCCATTGTCATGATAGCAGCAGTTGTTTCTTCCATGCTGTAGTGCATGGATTCAGCGGTAGAAGCACAATTCTTGTAGGCTTCGCCGAGCATTTGTGTGTCCGTGTTGGAATGTGCCATAGCAAAAGCCATTTTGTCGGCAAATTCTCCGGCTCTGTTGGCTTCCCAGCCGAATGCCGTCATATAGTCGGTTACAATGTCAGATGCCTGTGCCAAATCCATTTCAGATGCAGCGGCAAGATTCAGAACGCCCGGCAGACCAGCAGTCATGCTTTCCACGTCCCACCCGGCAAGAGCCATGTAGCTCAAAGCATCAGCGCATTCTGATGCACTGTATTGTGTATCCCGTCCGTACTGCCTTGCAACAGCATCCAAATCAGCCAGTTGTTCAGTCGTTGCCCCGGAAATAGCCGCTACTTTTGACATAGATGCTTCAAATGTCTTTCCAGTTTCGACTGTTCCTGTTACGAACTGTTTCAGTACTTCGACAGCATTTCGTAGCAGGTCTATGGCAAGATTCGCCATGAAGTTACCAACAGCGACAGTAGCCGCATTGAAACCGCTTTCTGCATTTTTCGCAGAATCGCCTAAGTCTTTGACATTCTTAGAAGCAGTTCCGGCATCATTAGAGGTATCAGACAAGGTTTTGTCAAACGTATCTGCCGATTTTTCGGCATCTTTGATTTTCTTGTCTTCTTCTGCAAGTTCTCCGGACAGCGAATCAATCTGTTTGGCAAGTGCTTTCGCTTCTTTGGAGTTCGTTCCGTACTGTGCAGCGACATTGACATACTGCTTTTTGAGGTCGTCAAGCTCTGATTTCTGGTCTTTGTACTGCTCTGTCAGCGTTTTTTCAGTTGCTGTGATGTCTTCTGTGGCTTTTTCGGCTTCTTCGAGACGTTTTTTCTGCTCTTTATGCTCATCAGACAGGGTTTTGATTTGCGATGCAAGACTCTTGGCTTCGGCTGAGTTCTTTCCGTACTGGACAACAGCGTTCTGATACTCTGTATTCAGGCGGTCAAGCTCCTGCTCTTGGTCGGAAAGAGTCTTTTTCAGAGATTCAAGAGGAGTCAGAGCATTTTCTTCAGCTTGTCCGAGCTGATTGGCTTCCTGCTCTACATCATTGAGTTTCTGCCGATTGTCCTGTAATTCCTGATTCAGCGTGTTGAACTGACTTTCAAGCTGTTTGGCGGCATCAGAATCTTTGCCCTGCTCCATGACGACATTTTTGTATTCGTCTTTGAGGGAAGAAAGTTCTTTTTCCTGTTCTGAAATCGTTTTTTTCAGGGAATCCATAGGAGAAAGAGCTGTTTCTTCTGCCTGACCAAGTGAAGCAGCGGCAGTTTCCGCATCAGCCATTTTCTGCTTGCTTTCGGAAAGTTCGCTGTTAAGCTGATTGTACTTATCTTTCAGTTCTTGTGCAGTTTCGGAGCTTTCCCCTTCTGCAATGACAGCACTTTTGTATTGTTCTGTCAGTTCTGCAAGCCCTTGTTCCTGCAAAGAAATTTTTGTCCGGAGTTCGTCCAGAGAGTTGGCTTCTTCTCCGGTTTTGAGCTTGGCTTCTGTCAGTTGCTGAGTCGTCTTTTCGATAGCCTTTTCATAGCCCTGCATCTCATTCGCAGTGTACTGGATTTCACGTTGAAATGCCCGATACTGTTCGGCAGTGATGTCACCTTTTTCGAACTGAGCTTGTACAGACGCCTCTGCTTCTTTCAGAATATCAAGTTTTTCTTTTGTCGCAGAGATTCTTTCAGTTAAAATCTGCTGTTTCTGAGCGAGCAGCTCTACAGCATTCGCATCAGGCTGTTTCAGAAGTTTATTAATATCTAAAAGTTCCCTGCCGAGACTTTTTGACTTGTCTTCGGCATTTTTTATCGCTGTGCCGAGTTTGGAAGTATCGCCGCTGATCTGTACGGTCAGGCCTTTGATTGTCTGACTTGCCATGTCACATCACCCCGCTTTTGTTTTTTCTCTGAGTTTTTCCCTGTTTGGCTGAGTTTGTTGCATTCTCCATGCGTTATCGAGATATTCCCTGCCTTCTTCGGACTGTTCAAGGCGGCGGATAAATGCATCATGCCGCCATGACAGATATTGCAGAAAATTCAGTTCTCCGATCTGGAGAAAATTCAGTCCAGTATAATCCGCAACAAGCTGATACCAGAGCGATTCCGCCTGATACGGATAGTGATGTTCCGTACTGCCCTGATAATACGGATAGTACGGAATGATCAGTTTTTTTGATTCTTGATTTCTCCTAAAAACTGGATATATGCCAGTGAGAATGCGGCGATATGCTCGACATTCAGCAGACTTTTCAGCTCATCAGCCGTGAAAATTCTTTGTTCCTGATTACAGCTCATGATTTCCGCAAGCAATGCATAGGCCTGATTCAGCATATCTTCATTTTTTTCGGAAATAATTTCTTTCAGATTTTCGGACATATTACACATTCTCTCGACAAGAGAAGTTTTCGGAATGAGTAACTTGATCTTCGTCTGTTCCTGATCAGGCAGAACGATTTCAAGCATCGGCTGACTGATCGAATTAAAATCAAAACTTTTCATATGATAAACTCCTGTTATTCAGCTGTACCGATTTCTTCATACATATAGATCAGAGTGCCGTCATCATCAGCAGGAATCGCTGTGAATTCAGGCTCGACCTGTGTGCCGGAGTCGTTGGCGAATTTCAGAGATGCTCCGGCCGTATTCTTGCCGATGATAGCAACCCAGACATCGCCGTCCTTCTTATCCTCATGATGGAAGATCAGCACATAATAGCCGCCCTGAGCATTGCCGACACCGCCGATCTTCGTAATACGGACACCTGTCTCAGTATCTTCTGTAGTTTTGCATCTGTCGATCATGGTTTTGAGTGATTCGCCGTTCCATGTGATCAGTCCCATTTTCATCACGGCAGTTTCGTCCGTTGTGATGACCTTTCTGACGATGCCGAAATCATCTTTTTCCTCGTAAGTCTCCTGATTATATTCGATTGTCGCACCGCCCTTGATATAACCTAAGCGATTCGCTTCGATGCAGTAAGACTTGATCGCATTGAGCGTACTCGGGAACGTATCGACATACAGAGTCGCATAGAGATGGCCGCTTCCGAGCGTGATATTATCTTTTTTTCTTTTTGATACAACTGTAGGCATGGTTAAACTCTCCTTTTTGTATAATAATCAAATTCGTAAATCACCTGATAACGCTGTTCGGCCTGTAACCAAAATCTGTCCTGTTTCTGCCATTGAATGCCTTTTTCAGTAATCGCAGATTCTATTTTTTCTTCTGCTTCGTCATCAGGGCCGTCTTCATAGAGTTCGATTGTGATCTGATGATGATAAATCGCAACCAGATGATCACCGCCGGAAGTTTCAATATCATCATCGTAAATAGCATACGTTCCGGACGGCGATTTCAGGAATCGTGTTCTCCGGAACTGAACGCCGGATTTTCTCAGAATTTCAGTTACCATCATCTTTTACCGCCTTTATGACATCTTGCTCAAACTCCGGAAGAACCTTATCACACGCATTTTCCAGAAATAGGCCTTTTTTGGTTCGTCCGCCGTCTTTGGTGGCGTGACCTTTCACAAGCAGATGTGTCAGCCGATGACACGGCGGTTTGACATACCATGTATAAGTACAAACTCCGGTTCGGCTCGATTCTTTCCGGCTTGCGATACAGCTTACATAATGGCGGCCGTGATGTTTCGCATTGAATGGAGCTGTATCTTTTGTGATTCTGACAAGATTCTTCATCGCCTTAGAACCGGCTTTATCAATCTTCTGTACAGTTTCTTTCTGATATAGCTCTAACTGCTCAGAAACGGCTTCACTCAGCTGTTCCGGACTGATCGTGATATAGCTACTCATACAATTCACCTACGATTCTGATCGTTCTGTGCTGTTCCTGATAGTCATCATAGTCAACAATCTGAAAGTGATGATCTCTGTACAGCAGTCTGTAAATCTGAGGCTGATAGCGGATTTCTTCCAAAGCTCTGCAATATTGGAAATCAAAATTCAGTCTTGCATGAAACTGATCAGCATCAGCGGAAAATGTCTGTTTCCCGCCTGTTTTGTTGACTCTCGCATGAAAATGATAAATACTTTCCCATTTTTCAGTATCTTCATTCTGCTTCTGAACAGAAACGGGCTTGTCATAGAAAATGCTCATATTTCCGCCTTCTTTCGCTGATATTCTGTCCTGAGCTGGAGTTCCAGTGTCTGAACCTGATACCGATGTGCATTGATCGTCTTTCCAGAGCCGGAGGCCTGCAAAGTCCGTTCTTGATAAGCATCGGCCATATACAGTTTTTGCAGATGTTTCAGACGGGAATCATCAGCAAAATAGCTGAAAACATCATCACCGACTGAGCCGATTAACACGGCATCGGCGACCTGAATTGCATCCCGCACATTTGCTGTGATCATGTCATCAGCATAGTCAATTCCTAGAAAATTCAGAGCTTCTTCGATCGTCAATGCCATGTTGTTCACGCTTCTTTCTGGAGATTACTCATTTCCGATTCTCAGGCGGCCGTTGACATAGGATTTGTCATCTTTGATTTTAATATCAAGACGCTCTAAAGCACGAATTAGCGTCAAATCCTGTTCATAGGCATTCAGATGCTCATCACCTGAACCGACAGCGGCGACATCAGACAGCTTTAACTGTAATGTCTGACGATCGAAATACTTGACTGCTTCTTTCAGATCGCCGATAATCATCGGCACAAGCGAACCGGAAACAACATAATAGCCGCTTGTTTTCGGATTGCCTGTCGGAGTTTCGACTTCTGTGTAGACATACGGAGATTCTGACGTTCCTGCTCCGGATCTGGTATAGTAAGTCGTTCCGGTCTGGACGGTTGTATCAGTCGAGAGCGAATACTCCGGCTCTGTCGGCAGATCAGTGTTAGGAATCACACGAACCGGAACGGAACTTGAACCGATTGCTAATCTTCTGGGCAGTACTCCGGTATTGTCAGATTTCAGTAAATAATTGCCGTTGCTGTCCTTGAGCGTTTCGAGCCAGAATAAGCCCGTATCGTTCGTAATGATACTGCATGTATCAGCGAATGCCTGTCCGAGCGTGACGATTACCGCATATTTCAGGGCATCGAAACTGTTCAAAATCGTTGTTTCCTGCGTGTTCAGAGCCTCCAAGATCAGTGCGTTATCTGTGATTCTTCCGCAGTCACCGAGCCACTTGATTAAAATATTATTAATATTTGCATCAGAATCGGCTAATAATTCGTCTGTCACAGGCAGATAGCCGCCGTACTTAGAAACCGAATAGCTTAAAATCTCAAATTTCGGAGTTGCTTTCCGGCCGATTTTGCCGCCCTCGCCGATTTTCGTGAACGGAGTTTGCTGTTCACGCTTCTGAATCGTCCGGCGACCCGTATTTGTTGTGACATGCTCGACATCAACAAGCTGTCTGAGCGAGAATTTTGCATCACGGTACTGCTCGACTTTTGTACGAATGTCTTCCGGAACAGTATAACCGCCATCGACCGGAGTGGATTCGTTCGCAGTTTTTGTCACAGGGAATCCGGCTCGGAACGCATCAGCAAAGGCTTTCTCAGCGTTTGATTTCGGCTGAATCTTCGAAATTTCCTGTACAGCGGTCTGCTTCTCATGCTGGAGCATTTTTTCATAGACAGCCTTTTCTGATTCCAGTTTTTCAGCCTTGTCGAGTGCCTGAGATGCTTTTTCGATATCTTTATTTTCCTCAGAAAGATAGTTCTCGGCTTCTTTCGAGGCGGCTGCAATCAGAGCATTCAGACTTGTGATTTTCTTCATGTAATCAGTCATAATTTTTCTCCTTATTATTATTAATATTTATTCTTGATTTTAATAAAAATAATCTCGATTTCTGTCGGAGTTCATTATCACAGGATTTAGAAACGCCTGCATTTCTCTGAGCCGGAATCGCCACAAGAGAAAATTCGTAGGCATCTGTAATGTCATCCAGAATGAAATGACATTGCTGATTCTGATATTTCTTTCCGGCTGTATGCGAACAGTATTCTTTGAAAGAATCCGTTCCGCAAATTGAGCATTTTCGGCTTCCGGCTGAACAGGAAATACTGCCCTCTTTTCGGATTCCGGCCGAGATTTCAGCGATCATATCGGCATTTCCTGCGGTTCTGATCATATAACAGTTTGCGATCAGCTGTTTGTAGGCCGCTCCGTAACTTGTCAGCTTTCCGGTGTCGGCGACTTCTGCCGAGTAAATTCTTGCAATCTGATGATCTGCATCATGATCATGATTCTTGATCACTGTCCGGCCGATCATGAGAGAGGCCAAATTTTCAAGGGCTTCTGCCGAAAAGCGTTCGTGATCTCTGTCGATCTCATTATCACACAGAATCGCTTTGAAAGTAAAAATCTGATCAGCCGTCAGATCAGTCAAAGCAAACTGATTAATTTTTTCAAGATCATCATCTGTGATGATGCCGGAATCAAGTTTCGCTGTTTTCTGGATTTTCTGCATTTGTATCACCATCCTTTCTGTATTGTTCGCCGATCATGGTCAATGGGATTGTTCCGCCGTTGCCGAGCAGCTGATTTCCGCCCTCAACAGCCGGAAGATCAAGAAACTCTCTGCCTTCGTTTGGCATGTATAAGAAATTACTGATCGCTGTCGAAATCGAATTGATCTGCGTAAACTGATCGACCCGCATCAGTACTCTCGTGTTAAACTTGACTGTATAGCCGGCCTGAATTTCTTCTTCTGACAAGATTTTTTCTTCGATTTCTTCTTCATATTGCTTTAAAATAAAAAGCATTGTATCAACCAGAAACGAAATCTGCTGAGATTCTGAACTTGCATAGCTCGATTTTGTATAATCGCCGATCTGATCGGGCTTGATACCGAATGCTGAGGCGATCTGCAAAGCCGAATATTGTTTCAATTCCAGAAACTGAGAATCAGTCAATTTGATATTTAACGGCGTAAGCGTGAATCCTAACGGAATCGGGATAATTCCGCCTGTTTCCTTATCAACAGAACCTTTTGCATACGCTGTGATGCCGTCTCTCAGAGCCTTGACATTCTCGTCACTCAGACTTCCGGTATATTGCAAGACCGCTTTCGCCGTCATGCCGGATTTGTACAGGCTGTTCTGCATATCCTGAGCTTTGAGTGCTCCTGCGAGGGTATCGGCGATCTGCTTTCGAGTCGGAATGCCTGTGATTCCGTCTCTGGTCAGGAAATTCTTGAAATGCAGAATCTCATAAGACTTGAAAACAAGCTGACATCCGCCGTGACTGTATTGATAATACACATCCGGAATATCAGCTAAAATACGGGCATCATCATAAAAAATTGTAATCTCTGACGGGTCAAGAGGATATAACTGCGGAGCTTCCGGTTTTCTCTGATCAATCAGGGCATACGCATTCCCGTAGTGATTCCGCCACAATTCCATTAAGGCCCAGAAAGTCGAAGCGGCCGTATAGGAATTAGGCCGTTTCAGAAGTACTCTGTAAAATCGATGCTTTCGCTGAGAGAGTGTTCCGTCTCTCTCCGTATGCCGCATGACTTTTAACGGGATTTTTCCCATGCATTCAGATAAAACTTTCATGCAGGCGAAATATGTCGCTTCTTTCAAAGCGTCGTCTGTTAAACTATCGGAAATGCCCAGAAAATCAAGAAGCTGATTCAATTCGACTGTCTGCTTGTAATCATAATTTTTATTTATCATGATATGAAACGCTATTCTGAGCCGTTTCCAGAAATCCGGCATTATATCCACCCCATTAGCTTTAAATATTCATCGAGTTCGCCCGAAACATCAACAGGCTCTGCTGCTTGATGATCAGACAAGTGCATGACTGCAAACGCATCTATGACCGCATCGACAGGGTCGATTCGTTTGGACTCTTGTTTTCTTCCGGCGACTCGCCTTTTGTCTATTTTGATATTATCAAGACTGTCCTTGACAAGTGCCGCATTGACGAAACTCCATGTCAGAAGCTCGTTAGTCCGATCATATTCGATCTGACCGCCCTTGATCAGCAGCTGAACTTCTGTTGTCGGAGTGTTCAGACTTTTCGCACTCTGTGTAATTGCTATCACCGGACAGCCGAAATCTTCCAAATCCTGCACGATTCCGGCGGCATTATAGAAATCAATGCCGATTCCCAGAAATTCCAGTTTCTGAGATTTTCTGATCTCATGCAGATAGGATAAAATAAATTTATAATCAGTCAGATAATCATTTTTTCCGCCCGTGACGGTGATTAAGTTCTGCTGTTCCCAGAGGTCATACGGAGCGATGTCAGTTGCAATATGCTCTTGCATTCTGCCTCGTGGCATGAAACTGTGTGACCAGAGATAGAATCCCCGATCTGTCGGGAAAACAAGCGAAATACTGGTCATATCGCCGCCGGATGACAAGTCAAGGCCGACATAGCATTGATGATAACCGGACTGAACAAGATCATGCAGTGACCGTCCGGAAGCACAGGTTTTCCATTTTTCAGGATCAACAAACTGATTATCGGCATGATTGACCCACATGTTCAGGCTCTTGACGATAAAATCCCGTAAGTCCATACCGCCCATATCTTTCGCAGTCTGAGCGTCCTGACGGAGAATTTTTAATAACTCCGGATTCGTGACCGTATACGGACAGGATTTCACCCAGTTTTTTTCATTCCAGATGTCATCACCGGAATCCATGCAGTAAATATCAGCAAAAAAATCTTCTGCTGTTGTCAGACCTTTCAGGATTTTGACGGCATAGTCATCCATTTCTTTACAGAAGCTCGTCAGGTCGAATCCTCGTGTCGTGATCATACTGACGAGCGTTTCCGGCAGAGATCGAGTGCCGTTATAGATCGCCTTGTAAATCCTGTTATCTTTATGTTGATGAATTTCGTCTATAGAACTATAAATGCTTCTGAATCCATCGTCAAGACCGCCCTCACGGCTCAGAGCTTCGAGTGTACAGCCCGTATTGACTGCCGTGATCGTGGATTTATAGTCCTGAATCTTGAAATATTCCAGTAGATCAGCATCAGACTCAACGAATTTTTGAGTTTCTTCCCATGCTAACCGAGATTGCCGTTTCTTTGTAGCGACTGTAAATAACTTTCCTTTCTTGTATCCTGAAAATGCCATGATATAGGCGGCTATGATACCGTTCTCCATGGTCTTCCCCTGCTGTCTGGAAATCGATTTGTATCTTCTCCGGAATCGCCGCTTGCAATCAGAAGTTTTCAGCCATCCGAACAGACTGCCGAGATCAAAGGCCTGAAAATCGAGTAAATGCAGAGGCTTCGGCTCAGTACCCTCGGAGAGCGTCAGATTTTCAGCAAAATCAAGAATTCTCTGAGCGGCTTTCTCGTCCCAGTAATACGGAAAATTTTCAGAATTTTGCCGATCAAGATCATGCAGATGACGCTGACAGGCGAGATAATGCAGATGTCCGCAGGGGACAGCTCCGGAGACGACTCTTTCAGCATAGGCCGTTACCCTGTCAGTCATCGCCGTTCACTGCCTTATCGAACTGAGAAAATCTGTTGACTTTCTTTTCCTCTTCGATTTTCGGAATCACAAGTTTGCATCGGCTTGAGATCGTCAAGCCGAGAGCGGAAGCACAAGTATGAGCCTGTTTGAAATAGCGATCTTGCCGTTTATCGAGCTTTTCGATCATAGTTGTCCATTCGGAAAATGCCTGAAAATCAGAACAATCCGGCTGTTGTTTCTGAACTGACCGGATTAATTTCAGCGTCTGTCTGTAGAAATCCTCCGCTGTGACGTATCGGGCAAGTGTATCGAGATCAGTTTCGCCGATGACTCCGAGTTTATGTAATTTTTCAGCGATCTCATGAAACTGCTTTTTCTGTTTCGCTGTCAGATAAGAGGGCGGTTCGAGACTTTCAGAGATCGGCTTGATTTCAGTACTCATACGCTCCTGAATTTCAGATTTTGTCAGATGTTTCCTGCCTTTGGACATGATCAGTTCAATAGGTTCTCGGGGTGTGCCATGATTTTTTTCACCTCTGATTTTATAATTTTTATGAATAGCAATCAAAAATAACGCATTTAGGGACTTTTCTCTGCAAACGACCTTTTCCAATCCGTTCTTCTCTTGGATTCCTGACAGAATTCTGACCCCGCCCCCTGTTTATTTTTTCAGAGTCCGCAGGTCAATGACGTCCGGATCATGTTTTCTGGATTTCTCGGGATGTCGCATGTTATGACAGTGTGTGCAGACAGCCTCCAGATTATCCCAGTCAAGCCGGCGATTCCAGCCATCCAGAGTCTGAATCGGCTTGACATGATGCACTTCGACTGCTAATCCCGTACAAGCGTTATCAACATGAGCCTCGCATTGATAATTCACAGAAATCAATTTCGCTCTGCTGAGTGTTTTCCAGCTTTTAGAATTATAGAAAGATTTATATTTTTTATTTCGATTCTGATTATATCGCTTCTGTTTGAGCTTCCGATACTCTGCGTACTGCTGATCAGCGATCGGCTGACAGTCCTGACAGTATGTCAGTCCCTGAGCGATCAGCCTCTTACATTTTGGACATGGTTTGTAAATCATGCAATTCACCGCCTTTCCGGAGATACAAAAGCACCGGATTTTCATCCGATGCTCTGCACTGTAAAATAAATTAACATTAATAGGAATAGAGTAATTT